GGGCGACGTGGCGCGAAGCGACGCGGCGGGCGCGATTTATGTCGGCCTTAGCGGCCGGCGCGGCATCGCCGCGTCGGGCGGTTAGGCCATAGCCCCGCCGGCCTTCGCTGCTCGATGGGTTTCTGAGCGGGTCGTGTGAAGCTCGGCGAGCTGGTCGCGAGCTGCCGAGGGTAGGGCACCACGGCCGCGCCAACGGGCGCGGCTTCGTTTGTCTGGAGTCGGGTGTAATCGTCAAGTGACGCGCGAAGCGCGCACTTGTGCTGTGCGCCCCTCACGGGGCGGAGCGCGAAGCGCGGGGGGGTGGTTTTAAACCGGCTGACGCGGCGAAATTTCGCGCGCGGTTTCTTGTACTTCTTTTTAAACCTTTTTAAAACCTTTTTAGGCACCGTCGGAGCCTTACGGGGCGGGCGTTTCCGGGCGCTATGGTGTACAAACCCTCGGTTCTATTGGGACAAAAGCTCGGTTCATTGGGTACAAATCCTCGGTTTATGGGGCAAAAGCTCGGTTCTATCCACATTGGGACAAACCAAAAAACTTGCACCAATAGCCGTATTGGGACACAATCGGGCCTCGATGTTGTTTTGCCCCATTAACCGAGTCTTTGCCCCAATGAAAACACCGCGCGCAGCTCTCGCCGTCAACCCTGAAACGCCGATCGTCGACCGCAACGTGACCATGAGCAACGCCCTTGCGCGTGCCTCGCATGGCCTCGTGCTCGCTGAGAAACGCTTGATCGCCTCGTGCATCGCGAAGAATGATTCTGTCTCGATGGCCGAGGTACATCGTAAAGGCGCATGGGTAGTGCGCCTGTCCGCTGCCGAGTACGCCGAGACGTTCGAAGTGTCGAACGATGCGGCCTATCAGCAACTACAACAGGCCGGCAAAAGCCTGTACAAAAAGAGCGTGCGATCGGTGCGAATCACCGCGAAAGGCCCCGAAGAATATGAGTTTCGATGGGTCGGCGGCGTCAAGTATCACAAGGGCGAGGGATGGGTCGAATTGCATTGGTGGCACGAAGTCGTGCCGCACCTGTTCGGCTTACGCGAGCAATTCACGTCATACAAGCTCAAGCAAACGGTCGCGCTGCGCTCGGCTTACTCGTGGCGGCTGTATGAGTGTTTGCGTTCGTGGGCGGCGGCCGGACGCTATACGCCCACCATCGAAGAATTTCACCGGGCGATGGATGCGAAAGACAGTCACCGCGCCAACTTCAAAGAGCTACGCCGGCGCGTGATCGAGCCGGCCGTGACCGAGCTGATCGAGAAAAACGGTTTGCTGATCGAGTGGGAAGCGAAGCATGCAGGGCGCAAGGTGATCGGCCTCGACTTCAAATTCAGGGCGAATCCTCAGACCTCTCTTTTCTGAGCTGCAACCGAGCCTTTGTCCCAATTTCAAACCCCTTTCACTTGTAAGCATATGTAAGCAAGCGAGGGTTTTCTATTGGGGCAAAGTCTCTGCTCTCACCCGTTTGTAAGCATTCCGTCATATTAGGCCGGGTTAACCCTCGGCCTTTTCCTATTGGGGCAAATCCCCGGTTACTTCGCCGGCTTGGCCGTGGCGATGCTGTACGGCGTGAAGCGCACAACCTCGTCGCCGATCCAATCATTGAGCTGAGTGAAGCGCCGTTGCAGGGGCGCGATTTCGTTCGCACCGAATACCTCGGCGGCCGTGTCGGCCGCGCCGAATCCGCCGGTATTGCTCGGCACGATCCCCATGAGCTGCGGCGGGATGCGATGCGCCGCGAGCAAGTCGTCGCGCGTGACATTCTTGATATTGAAAAACTCGTCTTTCGCCGTGACCTCTGAAACGGGAATGAGCTGGATGCCGTCTTTCTTGCCGTTCGGCGCGTACATGAAAAGGTTTCGGAAATTGCCCGGCCCCTTGCTGTTCTTCAATGCCTCGCGCATCTTGTCGACATCGCTTTGACTCTGCGCCGCATCCGTCATGTACAGGATGAAACCGGCGTGCGAACCATTCTCGTAATACTTGCGACGAAAGAGCGTCGCCGACTCGTTTAACCATGCCGAGTGCAGCGCGCCGAGATATTCGGGCAAGCCGTACACCTCCTGATTAATGTCGGGTTCCATCAAGTGATGCACCGAACCCGGCTCGAACTCATATTCGATCTGTTGCCACCCGTTGAGCTGCACGAAGCGTTGCAAGTCGGTTCGGCGGCGCACGTACTTTCCCGGCGCACGCTTGAAACCGAGCGTCGTGTTAATCCGGCTCTTTTGCCGCTCGACGTAGCCGTTTCCGAACGTGAGGAAATCGAGCGACCACTTATCGAATTCTTCGCGCGTGAGCAACTTGTGCGGGATGAACGTCGACGAGAGCACATTGCGTTTGAAGTAGATCGCCGAGCCATGATGCACGCCGGCGCGAAACGTCTTTGCCAGTCCCGACCATGACACCGGCGGCTCGTACCAATCGCCGATGGCGTAAGCCTGCACATAATCAAGAATCTCGGCCCGATCCATCACCGGCACTGGATCGTCGAACGTGAAGGCCTCGGCCCTTGCCGGCGTCGACGTGGCCGCCGGCGTCGTGCTCGATGCGTAGTTGCTGCGCTTGCGCTTGCTCATTAAGAAAACTCCATGATGCTGGTATTGTTTGCGGTCACACCCTCTAGCGGCTCGTTATCGAGCGCATGCAAGCACGCCCAAGCTAGATCGGCATGCCCTGTTTCTTCGCTGCGGCTCGCCTCATACGTGACCTTTCGGCCGCTCGCGGTCATGGTTTTGCGAATCGCCATGAAGGATTGCGCTAGGTCTGTCCAACCCGCATCGAATTCGAGCCGGCCCTTGCTGATGACCGACAAGCCTTTCAGCACGAGCCGGCCCTTTACTTCTGGCGAGTAGTTGAGCGCGACCGCGCTCGGATAGAACTGTTTGACGAGCTGATAAACGCCCTGGCCGATGCCGGTCGTATCGATCGACATATATTCGACGTTGAATTGCTTCGTGATCGCGTGGATCGCCTCGGCTTGCGCCTCGAAATCCATGCCGCGAAACTGCTGCTTGTGCAGAACGCGAAACTTGCCACCCGGCACCGCCGGCGGGGCGATGACGACAAGGCCGGCCGAGTCGCCGGAAAGCGCGGGGTCATAGCCAACCCATACGGGACGAAAGCCGAAAGGGCGGGGCGCGAGCGGCTTGAAATCGTCGGCCCATTCTTCCCACGAGTCGACCATGCAACGTTGCAGCTCGGCGAGCGGAAAGAGCGATGCCGTGTCGTCGATAAACTGACACATCAACAGATTCGCGTATTCCTGCGCGCTGTATTCAAGCCGCAGCTCGTCGATATCGAACAAGTCGCAACCGCCGGCGACGGCATCCTCGACCGTGATGATCTGGCGAAACTGTCGATCCTCGCAAAGCCGGCCGCGAGCGAGTGCCGAGTGCGACGTGTCGATATGAATGTGATCGGCCTTTGCGCGCCCTCTGTTGTAGTGCTCGCCAGTCCAAAAAGTGTAAGCCTCGTGCGTGATGCTCGACGGCGTTGAGAAATACGTCTTTCGCCATTTCTTGTGCATCGCCATTCCCGAGGCGACTTTATTGAGCTGGCGAAAACCACTCACCCAAAAGTATTCGTCGAAATAGAAATTGCCGTGATAGCTCTGCGCCGTGCGCGAATTCGTGCCGAGGAAAATCAACTCGGCCATGTTCGGCAAGATGATCGGGTCGCCGGTCAATTCCACCTCGGCGGCCTCGGCGGCAAACTGTCGAATGTACGACTTGAAAACGTGCGCCTGCGCCTTGCTCGCCGACAGAAAAATCTGATTCCGCGCAGTCTGCAAGGCATCGTCTAACGCCTCGCGTGCGAAATAGAACGTCGCGCCGATCTGCCGCGACTTGAGAATGTTGCGCGTGCGCTTGTCGCCGTTGCGATACCAAACCTTTTGATAGCCGAATTGGCAATCGAGAAACGCTTCATGAAGCCGCGCGATCTGTTCGTCGCTGAAATCGTTACGCACCTTCTCTTTACGCGGCGCTTTGTTGCGCGCCTCGATGTTCGGGTTTAAGTCGCTCTCTTTCCCCGTTTCGCCGTACTTGCGCACGCGCGCGAGCCGTTCGACCTGACGGCCGAGCAAGTCGATTTCTTTGAAGTCGCTACCCGTCTTTACCGGCTTGGCAATGAGCACCGCGAGGCGCGTTTCAAGCGACGACTCGATGCGCTCGATCGGCTGCGCCTCGTCCCATTTATCGCGCTGTTTCCATGCCTCAACGGTCGCGCGTTTGAGCTGCAATTCGTTCGCGACGGACGTGATGCGCCAACCCTGCCAATAGAGCGCGCGCGCTAGTCGGCGAGGGTCCGCATTCGATTCAAGGGAAGGGGCGATATCGGCTTTATCGATCATGGCCCCAAGTTTCCCGCGCCGCGCGCGCGCAAGCACGCACGCCCATATGTACCGGAAGCACGAACAAACGCGAAACATTGAGCGCTTGCGGCCGTGATCGCAAGATATCAACTCACGTCGAACCCTTCCCGAACCTGTTGGAGACCTAACAATGCAATTTCGCAAGCTGTCGCTCATGTCGTTCGCCGTCGCGGCGATCGCGCTCGCTGTCACGATGGACGCAAACGCGGCGACGCTCGCCGCAAACGCTGTTCTCAATCACGCCGATGTGCTCTCGTTTCTGAGCGGTCACGGCATGAGCATCACCGGCGCTGCTGGCCTCGGCGCAATGGCGATCGGCTCGACCGCATCGGCCGACGCGACGAAGCTCGCGAAATCGAAGATGTTCCGCATCGCCGTCGAAGGCGCGACGACTGACGGCCGCGTGATCGAGCGCGCATGGCTCGAACAGATTGCCGCGACCTACTCGCCGACGAAATACGGCGCACGCGTGAACCTCGAACACTATCGCGGCATCGTGCCCGATGGCCCGTTCAAGGCATACGGCGACGTGCTCGCGGTCGAAACGCAAGAACTCACCGGCGAATTCGCGGGCAAGCTCGGACTGTTCGCGCAAATCGAGCCTACGGCCGAGCTGGTCGCGATGACGAAGGCGAAACAGAAGATTTACACCTCGTGCGAAATCGACACTGCATTCGCCGGCTCGAATCAGGCTTATCTGATCGGCTTGGCCGTGACCGATAGCCCCGCGAGCCTCGGCACTGAGATCCTTTCTTTCGCAGCTCAGAACCCGAACGCCTCGCCGTTCGCCGGCCGCAAGGTATCGCCGACGAACCTTTTCACGGTCGCCGACGAAACCGTGATCGAGTTTGAAGAAGCGGCACAACCGGCCGTGCTGCCGGCGCTGCTGTCCCGCGTGAAAGAGCTGTTGACGGGCGCAAGCAAGAAACAAGCGGCCGACGACTCGCGTTTCGCTGACGTTGCGCAAGCATGCGAAGCGCTCGCGACGCACGGCAACGAACAGGCTGCAACGATCGCCGAACTCACGAAGCAAATCGCCGACCTGAACGATGCCCGCAAGGCCGACCGCGAAGCATTCGACGAGCTGCAATTGCAGCTCTCGAAAACCGAGAGCGGCGTGCCGCGCCCGGCGTCGACCGGCTCGGCCGGCGGCGGCACCGTTACGACCGATTGCTAACCCCTGCAATCACTCCCTTTCACTGCCCCGGAGAAATCAGTACATGCGTAAAGAAACTCGTCAGGCGTTTAACGCCTACCTCGAAGCGATTGCCAAGCTGAACGGCGTGCCGAGCGCGACCCAAAAGTTTTCGGTATCGCCGAGCGTGCAACAAACCCTAGAAGATCGCATTCAGGAATCGAGCGATTTTCTCAAGCTCATCAACATGGTCGGCGTGTCGGAACAGACCGGCGCAAAGCTCGGCCTCGGCGTCGGCTCGCCGATCGCGAGCACGACCGACACCGCGACGAAAGATCGCCAAACGTCCGATGTGACCGACCTCGACGAGAACGGTTACAACTGCACGCAAACGAATTTCGACACGCACCTGACGTATGCGAAGCTCGACGCGTGGGCGAAATTCAAAGACTTTCAAACGCGCATTCGCAATGCGATCGTGCGCCGTCAAGCGCTCGACCGCATCGCGATCGGGTTCAACGGCCGTTCGCGTGCTGCAACGTCCGATCGCACGGCTAACCCGCTGTTGCAGGACGTCAATAAGGGCTGGTTGCAACGCATGCGCGATCAAGCACCGAATCGCGTGATGGATGAAGGCGCGACGGCCGGCAAGATCAAAGTCGGCGCGGCCGGCGATTACGCGAACCTCGATGCACTCGTCGCCGATCTGCTCGCGAACATGATCGACCCGTGGCACCAAGACGACACGGCGCTCGTCGTGCTGTGCGGTCGCGGTCTGTTGCATGACAAGTATTTCCCGCTCATCAACAAGACCCAAGCGCCGAGCGAAATGCTTGCCGCTGACGTGATCCAGAGTCAGAAGCGCATCGGCGGTTTGCCGGCCGCTGCCGTGCCGTTCTTCCCGGCTAACGCCGTGATGATTACGAGTTACGACAATCTGTCGATCTATTTTCAGGACGGCGCACGCCGTCGCACGATCGACGACAACGCGAAGCGCGATCGCGTTGAAAACTACGAATCGTCGAACGATGCGTATGTCGTCGAAGACCTCGGCCGCGCTGCTGTCGCCGAGAACATCGAAATCGTGACGGCGTAAAGGAGACGTGATGACTAGCCCCGCACGACGCCACTTTCAACGCGTTTCGGCACGCCTCTCGTCGGCCTCGGCCGGCGAAGGCGAAACGCTCGTCGGAAGCGCTTACGAGCTGATGCTCGCGAAACTCGCGATCGATCGCCGTCGACTCAAAGATATCAAGTCGATCGCGCGAAAGATCGAAGTGAAGCGCGCCGAGCTGCTGCCCGCTTACGTCGAATACGTTGCCGGCGCGTTGAGTGGCGGGCGGGGCGCACAAGACGATGTTTTAACGACCGTGATGATCTGGCGCGTCGACGTGGGCGACTTCGCCGGCGCGCTCGATATCGCGCGCTATGCGATCGCGCACCGGATGACGCTGCCCGATCAATACGACCGCACGCTATCGACGGCAATCGCCGAAGAATTCGCCGAGGCTTCGCTTTCATCGTTCAAGAAAGATGCGAACGGCGATCGCGTGAGCGTCGCGCAGCTCAACGAAGTCGCGCAGCTCACCGAATCACACGACATGCACGACCAAGTGCGCGCCAAGCTGCACAAGGCGATCGGTTACACGTTCGAGCGCGACGGCGATTCGCCGGCCGCACTCGAACACCTGCGCCGCGCGCTCGAACTCGACGAGCGCGCCGGCGTGAAACAGGACATTGCCCGCATTGAGAAGGCGAGCAATGCGGCTGGCACCAACGCCGGCCGCAAGTAAAGAGCCCACCCCGGCCTGGACGGCGCCGGCTGACGATCGCAACGCCTGACGGTAACGCGATCCGACGCCGGCCCACCGTCCACCCTTTCCCGAGCTGATGCCATGACGAGTTTTAACGCGATCGAAGAACCAACCATCACGCCCGAGTCGGCACCGCCGGCCGACGCGCTGACGATCGAAAACGTCGCATGGTTTCCCTCTGTCGACCTCGCGCACATGCGCGAAGCCGTGCGCCTCACTGGCACCGTCACAACGGCGCGACTGCGCGATGCCGCGATCGCCGCGATCGACGAAGTAAATCGCGAGCTGGCGAGCTGGCGCGCGGAACACGAAGCGGCCGGCGTCGCATCACTCGCCGAGCTGCCGGCGGACAAGATCGGCGGCGAAAGCGTGCAGCTCGCGCGCTATCGGCGAGCCGTCTATTTCCTCGCGCGTGCGGACCTCACCGAGAAGTATCGCGATTTCGATAGCACGAAGTCGGGCGCGAACGACGCCGACGAGCTGGTGACGACGATCGACGCCGATCGCCGCAACGCGCGCCAAGCAATCAACGACATGCGCGGCGTTCCGCGCACAACGATCGAGCTGATCTGATGCGCGTCTATGCACAACAGGGCGATACCGTCGACGCCCTCTGTTTCCGCTACCTCGGCCGCACGCAAGGCGTCGTCGAAACCACGCTCGAAATGAATGCCGGCCTTGCCGATTACGGCCCCGTGCTGCCCCTCGGCCTCGCGGTCGATCTGCCCGACCCGCCGAGCGATCAAACAACGATCCAGCTCGTCAACCTTTTCGATTAACCCGGAGTCGCCAACATGGCCGAACCAAGCACCACCACCCTCGCCGCTGTGTCGGCCGGCATCGGCTTCGCAAGCCTGTTCCCCGGCATCGACGGCAATGCGCTTATCGGCGCTTTCACGGGCGCGGCGCTCGTCGTCGTCACGTCGAAAGACCTGACGCTTGCCAAGCGCTTCGCGTACCTCGTGATTTCGCTGATCGCCGGCTATCTGGCCGCGCCCGATGTTGTGAATCACACGCCGATCACGAGCACCGGCGTTGCGGCGTTCTTCGCCGCTGCGCTGGCGATTACGGTCACGCTGCAACTGATCGAGCGCGTCAAATCGTTCGATCTGCTGTCGCTTTTCAAAGGCGGGAGAAACTGACCCATGCACAACCCCCTCGCATTGATCGCATTGATCGCGTACAGCGTCGCGGCGCTGCGCATCCTGTTCTATCGCCGCGACGGCGCGCGGCACCGGCATCACGTTTCATGGTTCGCATGGTTGCTGCTCGTCGCGCTCGGCGGCTCGGCGATCGAGCTGGCCGTGCATGCGAAAACGGTCGGCCTGTTCGAAGCGGCTCGCGCCGTTCTTTTCACGGTTATCGTGTTCGGCGCACGCGGCAACGTTGCGCGCCTGTTGTGGAGTGCATGAAATGATTCTGAGAAAGGGCGATATCGGCGACGAAGTTTTGTTGCTGCAAAAGCGACTCACGCGCGCCGGCTTTCCCGTCGCTGAGTCGCACGTTTTCGACCATGAAACCGAATCCGCGGTTATGGCGTTGCAGAAGGCGCGCGGCCTCGTGATCGACGGCATCGCCGGCCCGAAAACGATGATTGCTTTACCGGGCGTTGCGCTGCCCCGGCACCTGACCGACGACGACCTCGTGAAAGCGGCCGACACGCTCGGCGTATCGGTCGCGTCGATTCGCGCGGTCAATGAAGTCGAATCACGCGGCGAGGGTTTCTTGACCGATGGCCGGCCCGTGATTCTTTTCGAGCGGCATGTGTTTTACAAGCGCCTCGCGGCGCAAGGCCTCGACGCCGACGCGCTCGCGGCGAAGTATCCGAACATCGTATCGAGCACCGCCGGCGGGTATGCGGGCAAGGCGGCCGAGTATGTGCGCCTCGCGACGGCCGAGCGGGTCGACACCGACACCGCGCACGAGTCGGCGAGCTGGGGCGCGTTTCAAATCATGGGCTATCACTGGAAAGCCCTCGAATATTCGAGCATCGCCGATTTCGTCGCGCGCATGCAGCGAAGCGAAGCCGATCACCTCGACGCGTTCGTGCGGTTTATCGCGGCCGACACGGCCTTGCTTTCCGCGCTGAAGGGTAGGAAGTGGGCGGCGTTCGCGAAGGGCTACAACGGCCCGAATTACGCGCGCAATCTGTACGACGCGAAGCTCGGCCAGGCATACGCGAAATATGCCGAGCGCGAGAAGGCGGCGGCATGAATGCAATCGCCGCACGCCTCGCGCCGATCGCCCTGCGCGCTGCTGCGATCGCGCTCGTCGTGCTCGCGATCGCGGCCGGCTGGTTTTACGTGAAGGCGTTGCGCGCCGAGCTGGTCGACGCGCAGAACACCGCGCGCACCGCGCAAGAGACGGTCGGCCGGCGCGACGCGGCGATCGCCGACCTACAGAAGAAAGAGCGCGAGCACGCGAAGGCGCTCGCGCAGCTCGACGCGAAGCGCGCCGGCATCGCCGCGAGCCTCGCGCAGTCTGAAACCGACTTTGAGGCGTTGAAACATGAAAACGAAGCGTTGCGCGCGTGGGCTGATGGCGCTTTGCCTGACGATGTTGTGCGGCTGTACGATCGCCCCGCAATCATCGGAGCCGACGCATACCTTGCAATGCGCGCCCGTCGCGCGCTGCACGCTGCCGGCAACGGCCCCGCGCACTAATGACGAGCTGCGCCGCGCGCTCGATATCACCGAGGCGGCATGGGGCGAATGCGCGGCCCGTGTCGATCTGATCGTCGATTGCCAATCGAAAGCCCTTTCCCTTCCCGGCCCCGAACATGAATAAGTCGAACAGTCTGCGCAAGGCGCTCAACGCGGCCGTTCCGTCGCTCACGACCGATCCCGACAAGCTGCTCGTGTTTATCGACGCCGGCAACATCATCGCAACGGGCGCGGCATCCGGTTCATTCGATTACGCCTATACGCTAAACGTGATGCTGCTCGACTTCGCCGGCGACGCCGATATCGTGTTCGCCGCGCTGATGGCATGGATCAAGCGCAATCAATCCGACTTGCTCACAAACGACGATCTGCGCAAAACGGGCATTTCATTCGAAGCCGATCAACTGACGCAAACGACGGTCGATCTGTCGATCAAGCTCAAGCTCACCGAAAGCGTCGTCGTCGGCACCGACGACACCGGCGCGCAAACCATCACGCACGTCGACGAACCCGTGCCCGAATGGGAAGTGAGCGGCCTTTACGATCCCGCTGCGCAATGGACGAACTAAGCGCGCTCGAATCATGGGCGGGCGGGCTGCTGTCGCAGCTCTCGCCGGCCGCTCGTCGCGCTGCACTGCGCGATATCGGCCGCGAGCTGACTCGAAGCCAACGCACGCGCATCGCGCAGCAACGCAACCCGGACGGGAGCGCATACGAGAAGCGCAAGCCGCGCCCGAAACACCTGCGCGACAAGGCCGGCCGCATTAAGCGTGCGGCAATGTTCGCGAAGCTACGGCAAGCGCGCTTTCTGCGCGCCGAGTCTGACGCGCAAGGCCTCGTGATCGGATTCGCCGGCCGCGTCGCACGCGTGGCGCGTATTCACCAGTTCGGCGAAAGCGATCGCGTCGCGCCGGGCGGCCCGCAATACACCTACCCGGCCCGCGTGCTGCTCGGATTCACCGACGCCGACCGCGAAATGATCCGCGATCTACTGCTCAAACACGTCGCGCCTTAATCATTCGGCTCACTAAGTTTGTACCCGACACGCTAACAAACGCAGCGTGTCGACTCGCGTGCGCGTGCTCGGCAACATGGAGGCATGAACGCAAACGAATCCTCACGCCAATTTCTGAACGGCATACGCAAAGGCACCGTTGAGTCGGTTGAAGGCGCGCTATGCCGCGTAGTGAGCGGCGATTTACATACCGATTGGATTCAATGGTTCAGCCCTTTCGCTGGTGAGTCGATCGAGTGGCATGCGCCCTCGATCGGCGAAGGGGTGATGCTGCTCTGTCCGAGCGGCGACCCTGCGCAAGCTGTCGCACTGCGCGGTTTCTTTTCCGAAGATTTCCCCCCGCCGAGCACTGACCCGGCGAAACACGTTCGCGTATATCGCGATGGCGCAACCGTCGAATACGACATGGCCGCCCACTCTCTCAAAGCTACGCTGCCCGCCGGCGGCACCGCTGAAATCACCGTGCCCGGCTCTGTGATTGTGAAGACGCAAGACCTCACGCTCGACGCGACTACAACGACCGTCACGGGCGCGATGACCGTTAAGGGCGCATTCGCTTTCGAATCCGGTATGACCGGCAAGGGAAGCGGAGCCGGTTCGACCATGACGATCAACGGCGCGGCTGACTTCACAGGCGAAGTCAAGTCGCAAGGTATCAGCCTGCCGAAGCACAAGCACCGCGAACAGGGCGACGGCCAACTTGTGAGCGACCCGCAATGATTGGAATGAACGCAACGACCGGCCGCGCAACGGCCGGCATTAAACACCTGTATCAATCGATCGCGAAGATTCTGACGACGCCGATCGGCACGCGCATCGCTCGCCGTGATTTCGGTTCCGAGCTGCCCGAGCTGGTCGACGCGCCGAACAATGGTGCGACGCGCGTTCGCCTGTATGCCGCGATCGCGACCGCGCTGATGCAATGGGAGCCGCGCTTGCGCTTAACCCGCGTGCAGCTCTCGACCGAGCTGACCGACACCGGAGCGGGCGTGCAAGTCGTCGACATTGAAGGCACCACGACCGAAACGGGCGAACCCGTGTCGACGCGCGTGCAGCTCACGAACGGGGGTGCGGCATGAGCGCAACGCCGATCGATCTGTCGCGCCTTTC